CATATCGTAAAGAGAAAGAGGATTCTATCTCCGCAGCACAAGAAGAGATTAATACGATCCAATCGCAGAACTTCAATTTATCTTTACAGATTGGCGATATCCTACCGTCCACGGAGACTAGTCTTACAAAAACAAGAACCCAACTTTCGCAGCTGGTTGATTTTGATTCCTCGTTCAAGACAAAAGCAAAAACCATTGCAAAAGAAATTAAGTTCTTCTCGGAGAATGATGATTGTCCCACCTGCGGACAGGAAATTGATGCGGAGACAAGAGATAAAAGGACAACTGAAGGGAAGGTAAAAGCAAAAGAACTTGCCGAAGCAATGTCTAAGGCACGAGAGCAGATGGATATCCTGCAGCAGAGAGAGCAGGAATTTGTTCAGCAGATGGAGACCATTCGAGAATGGCAGAGCGAAATCAATATCAACAATAACTCTATTGCTCGTCTCCAGCGATCCATTGACCAACTGCAACAAGACATCCAGAATCTGTCAAACGATAATGGCGACCTTGAAGAAGCAAACAAGCAAATGGCAGAACTAGAGAAATCTCTCTGCGAACTTCAAGACCAGAAGTATAAACTGCACGAGGATTACTCCTATCAGCAAGTCTCTGCTGAACTGCTGAAAGACACTGGCATCAAGACGAAGATCATTAAACAATACCTGCCTGTGATTAATAAGTTGACCAACCAGTATCTTCAGACGCTAGACTTTTTTGTTCACTTTGATCTAGACGAGTCTTTTAACGAGACGATTCGCTCGCGTCACCGCGACAACTTCTCCTATGACTCCTTCTCTGAAGGCGAGAAACAGCGTATTGACCTGGCACTACTCTTTACCTGGAGACAGGTAGCAAAAATGAAGAACAGTGTGGCAACTAACCTACTGATTCTTGACGAAACCTTTGACTCCTCGTTGGATGACGATGGTGTTGACAACCTGATGAAAATCCTGTATACTCTCGGGGAAGAGTCAAATGTGTTCGTTATCTCTCATAAATCTGAGTTGGAAGATGCACAGTTCCAGCGTAAGATTGAGTTTGTGAAAGAAAAGAACTTTTCTAAGATGAAAGCAGCTTGACACCCGCATTGGTTTGCGGTAAAATAATGGTTCAATTTTTGAGAGGATATATTCATGGAACTTTCTGATCGCACTCTGAGTATGTTGAAGAACTTCGGTTCGATCAATCCTAACCTTGTTGTCAATGAAGGCAACAAACTGAAAACTATTTCGGTTGCTCGGAACGTGTTTGCTGATGTTACTGTTGACGAGTCTTTTCCTACCAAGTTTGGTATCTATGACCTCAATGAGTTTCTCAGTGTTCTGAACCTGGTTGAAAAACCTAACTTTCGGTTCGAGGAAGATTACGTTTTGATTTCTGATTCTGTTGGTCGGAGCCAAATCAAATACTTTTTCTCTGATCCTGAAATGCTCACGACTCCTACCAAGGATCTCGTGATGCCTGAGTGCGAAGTTAATTTCGTACTAGATACACGTACACTGAGTTCGCTGAAGAGTGCGGCATCTGCGTTGGGTCACGACGAGATTGCAATCTCGCCTTCCAACGGTGCCATTAACCTGAAGGTTACTGACATGAAGAATGCCACCTCTAATTCGTTCTCGGTTGATGTGTCGGGTTCATACCAGGAAGGTGTTGATTTTAACTTCATCCTGAACGTGAACAACCTTAAGATGGTGAATGAAGACTTTGACGTTGGTATCTCGTCTAAACTGATCTCGCATTTTAAGAGTCAGCAATCAGCACTTGAGTACTTTATTGCACTTGAAAAATCATCTACTTACGGAGCATAATATGTCTACTGAAAATCAAGACCACAGCAAAATGTACGAACTTGGCAATCGAGTTGCTCGTTCTACCATTGCCGTGATTGACACGGTCGTCCAGCGTGGCGGTTTCAAAGGTGAAGAACTTTCCACCATCGGTCAACTTCGCGACCAAGCAGTCCAGGTTGTCCAGCTGGCAGAAGAGTTTCAGTCTCAGGGGGAGTAATCTCCCCCCTCTTATAAGATACCAAGATGACAAATGAACCCAAAGAAGAAGTAGTCGATCTTCTTGACAAGTTGAAACAAGCAAGTCAATTTAGTGCGAAGATTCCTAGTGCTATTGGCGCTAACTTCAAACCAATCAGTCCAGTCTATGGTACTGTGAATGGCAAACTTGTGATTCTTGCTGGGTCAAATAATTATCTTGGTTTGACTTATAATAAGAAGTGCATCAAGGCAGCAAAGGTAGCACTTGAGAAATATGGAACTGGAACCACTGGTTCTCGGTTAGCAAATGGGTCCTATGAAGAGCATCTGAAGTTAGAGGAAGAACTGGCGGCATTTCTCCAGACTGACTCTGCTATTGTGTTCTCTACAGGATACCTTGCTAACCTAGGTTCCATCTCTTATCTTGCTGGTCCGAAAGAGATTATCATGCTTGACAGTCACTGTCACTCTAGCATCTACGAGGGTGCTAAACTCTCTGGTGCAGAGATCTATCTGTTTAAGCATAATGATCCCGAGGATCTAAACAAGAAACTCAAGAGACTTGGAGACAAGTGCCGTAAGACTTTGGTTGTGGTAGAGAGTCTTTATAGCATGCTTGGTGACTTCTGTCCTCTCAAAGAAATGTGCGATGTCGTCGAGGAGAATGGTGCTTATCTTCTCCTTGACGACGCACATGGGTTCGGGATTACCGAGAATAAAGGTAGAGGACTCGCATATATTCTAGACTGCGAGAAGAGAGTTGACTTCATCACAGGAACTTTCTCAAAGAGTCTTGGTAGCATTGGTGGATTCCTAGTAAGTCTGAAGCATGATATTGAACCACTACGAGCGCAGATCAAATCGTATATGTTCACTGCTTCGAATACTCCTGCCACCATTGCAGCAACGAGAGCAGCACTTAAAATTTTGCAGAAAAGAGGTGACTTGAGACAGAAACTATGGTATAATTCTACTCTGATTCACAAAGAACTATCAGACATGGGTTTTACCCTGGGAGCAAAACCAAGTCCTGTAATCTCTGCGATCATGCCTGATCCTGAGACTGCAACTAAATGCTGGAAGATGCTCTTTGATACTGGCGTCTATACCAATCTGGTTATACCGCCTGGAGCACCGAAGAACCTCAGTCTATTGAGACTAAGTATTTCAGCAGAGCATAGCGAAGATGATTGTAGTGCGATCATCGAAGGATTTAGTAAAATTAGAGAATGCACCCGTAGCTCAGTTGGATAGAGCAATTGCCTTCTAAGCAATCGGTCAGAGGTTCGAATCCTCTCGGGTGTGCCAATTATTCCGCGATAGCTCAGTTGGTAGAGCAGTTGACTGTTAATCAGCGGGTCCCAGGTTCGAACCCTGGTCGCGGAGCCATTTGGAGGTATTATGTATTTAAAGCGTGAAAATCGTGGCGCAGAGATTCGTAAAACAAATACAGAGTCCTGTGAAATGTATGTAGTTGATTTGTATGAAAATGATGCTATTGTAGAAGTAAGAGAACTTCCTGGTAAAAGCATTTATTATGCTCAGGATGCCGCAGAGAATTGGTTAAATGGAGTTCTTCGCGCGAAATCTGCAAGTTAAGTTTTACGCCGCCATAGCTCAGTTGGTAGAGCGTCTGATTTGTAATCAGAATGTCCGGGGTTCGAATCCTCGTGGCGGCACCACCTAACCTATTGATTTTATGGGTAATTTAGTTGTTGACTTTCTGTCCTAGATGAGAGATAATGTGTCTTGACTCGGTGTGGCGCAGTCTGGTAGCGCATCTGCTTTGGGAGCAGAGGGTCGGGAGTTCGAATCTCTCCACCGAGACCATTATAGGACCGTAGCTCAGGGGTTAGAGCGTCCGTCTTATAAGCGGGATGTCGGTGGTTCAATCCCACCCGGTCCTACCAATTATATTATGGAGAAGTCAATGCAAATCTTACAAGAAATCACCGATTGGAAAGATATTTCTTATAACCAACCCAACCATATTTACTTTGTTGAGCGAACTAAACTCGTCGGATATATTAAAGAAGGTACTGACAAACTTATTAAACTAAATAATCCTATGCCTTTTACTAAGTCTCATCGTAAGTTTAATAAACTTACTCCTGCCCAACTTAAGAAGTTTCTAGAATGTCTCTCGAAATAACTCCTGTTCTTCCAGTCACTTATGTGACTCAAAAAACAATGATTAGCGTTGTTCCTGGCGAAGAACCAGGAGAACGTAAATTCGTTGAAACTTCTTATGACACAATTGTTTATGATAAGAACGGGCAAATAGATCCGGTAACCAGAGTCAATACGGTAGATTACTATGCTTAGAGTTTTCTTCGCTGCATTTGGATTATTACTTTTTCTTCAGTTTGTTATATACCAAGATCCAGTTCCCCCGAAGGGTCCAATGGGACCAATGCCAACTGGTGCAAAAATTATCAAAAAAGAACCTGCTCCTGTTGAAGAGACCAAGTACCAGCAACACGAACTTGACACCGAGAAGGGACGTCAATGTCTCGCGATCAATACCTACTATGAAGCACGCAACCAAAGCAAGGCAGGACGACTCGCTACCATGCAGGTTGTGCTGAATCGAGTCTATAGTCCTCGATTCCCTAATGATATTTGCAGTGTTGTGACGCAAGGACCGACCTACACGAATTGGTTAGGAAACGAGTGGCCAGTCCGAGACCAGTGTCAGTTCTCCTGGTACTGCGATGGACTCTCTGACATTCCTGTCGAAGCAACAACTTACTTTGAAATGGAAGAATTGGTTGATGTGTTTCTTACCAATAACATGATTGACTTTACTGATGGCGCACTATATTATCATGCTGACTACGTAGAACCAGAGTGGAAAGATGACTATATAGTAACTGCAGTAATTGGTAATCATATTTTTTATCGTCCGTGAAAACGTGGAGGTTGATATGGACTTTGGACTTATCCTTGGTATTCTAGTAGTAGTTGCAATTGGTGTTTATATTTGGCTTGGTCGTGAAAACAATAAGTTGGATGGTCTTGATGAGACCTTCCCTTCTGACTGCAGTGTTGACACGAAACCTGATGTGACTCCTTCTGCTCCTCCGAAGGCAGAACCTGTTTTTGCAAAGGCAGTAATTGCTCCTGAAGCAGTAGAACCCCCTGCTGCCGAGGAAGTTGTGACTCCGCCTCAGAAACCCAAAGCAAAACCCAAAGCAAAAGCGAAGGTTGAGGACGCTGTGACTCAGGAGCAACTTGAATCTCTAACTAAGAAGCAAATTGATAAGTTAGCGTCTGAGAAAGGCATCAAACTTGATGCTCGGAAAAACAAGGCGACTATGATCAAAACCTTCTTAGATTCTCTTTGAGGTTGACATTAGAGGCAGCATGAAGTATAATGACACCCAGAGAAAAGATTTGGACTATTTGGAAGTACGCAATCGGCAGTTATAGTGACGAAAAAACTGCCGAGTATGATGATGTTGTGACTATTGTTCGTTCTGTGTTTGTGACTGTGAATTTTGTGACTTGTTTCTTTATCATGTCAAACATTATTCACAATTGGTGATTACTATGTTATGGAGTTTATTATGTCTAATGAGTTCTTGTGGGTCGAGAAGTACCGCCCTCGCATCGTCGCTGAGACTATCCTTCCGAAACCTCTGAAGGATACGTTCCAGAAGATTGTCGATGGTGGCGAACTGCCTAACATGATGTTCACGGGAACTGCTGGTCTTGGTAAGACTACGGTTGCCCGTGCCATCTGTAACGAACTGGACCTTGATTATATCGTGATCAATGGTTCAGAGGAAGGCAACATCGATACACTCCGAGGCAAGATTAAGCAGTTTGCCTCGTCTGTTTCTCTTGGTGGTGGATACAAGGTTGTAATCCTCGATGAGGCAGACTACCTAAACCCCCAATCTACACAACCCGCCCTTCGTGGATTTATCGAGGAGTTTTCTCAGAACTGCCGATTTATTCTCACCTGTAATTTCAAGAACAAGATTATTGAACCTCTGCACTCTCGTTGTGGTGTGTATGAGTTTAACTGCACGAAGAAAGAACTTGCCAAGTTGTCCTCTGACTTCTTTGTTCGCATGATTCATATTCTTGAAGGCGAAGGAGTCGAGTTTAATAAAGACACCGTCGCAAACCTGATTATGAAGCATGCTCCGGATTGGCGGCGAGTGCTGAATGAAGCACAGCGTGGTTCTATTTCTGGAAATCTGACTACCGAAGTTCTTCTTGGTGACAATACCAGTTATACTGATCTGTTTAAGTTTCTGAAAGAGAAAGACTTCAAGAAGATGCGCAGTTGGGTTGTCAATAATATGGACACCGAACCTGCTGCAGTCTTTCGTGGAATCTATGATGCGATGAATGAAGCAGTTGCTCCTCAGTCGATTCCGCAACTGGTTCTGATTCTCGCAGACTATCAATACAAGAATGCATTCGTTGCTGACCATGAACTGAATCTGGTCGCATGCATGACGGAGATTATGGCAAATGTCGAATTCACCTAGATACGCTTTACTAATTCCTGTTGAAGAAGGTTGGGAGTTTGTCTATGAAGGGGATCCCAAGTTTCAGATGAGACCTAAGACCTTTCGCACGATTGATGAAGCGAAATCTCTAGGGGAACAATATGGCGTTTACGAAATAGTGGAGTTAGAAGAATGAGCAGAGTTGCTTACGATTATCAAAATGATGTTGAAGAATTCATGGAAGCATGCGAACAACCTATCCTCTACGCATCCGAGCGCGGTCCTGAGAACTTCACTGAGCAGGCAGAACTATACAAGAACCTGATCGTCGAAGAGTTTCACGAGACG